GGTAATTAAACTCGCGGTTTTTTTCTAGATTTGGTGCCCTATAGGGGGTTCCGGTTCCGTGTTCATTTAGTCTTGTTGAGGTGTTTGTTTTGGTTGGAGCACTAATAGCAGGCACCCATACGAAGTCGCTATATACCGCTGAGGGTGGCACGCCGAATACTGGTAAAAGTAATCGGGATGAATATTTTAACGAAGATGCTCAACGATGGGATGGGGTGCTACCGAAAAACGATGATCCCGGTGCTGCTGATGGTGATTCAAATCATTATTTAGTTCTCGATATTCGTGGTCAATATGGCCCACCCGTTTTCACTAATTTATTGTTCGACGATAGAAATTCAGCCCGGATCACGCTTTATTGGGACGGCCCGGCTGCGAAGTTACACGTCGTTAGCATTCACGGCACAAAATCAATTTCGTGGATGGTGAATTACGATCCGCTAATTGATGACTATTCGTACGGGATAGGGGCGGGCGGTAGGGATGGTGGAATAACAATCCCCCAAGTTAACCGGATAAGTGTTGGAAAAACTTTCGCTTTAACAAAAACGCCAAATGGAAAGTTATGGCTTTTTGGCACAAGTACAAACAGTCTGAAATTTCAGTGTAGTAGTGATGACGGCGCTAGCTGGCTACCAAATGAAATTAATTTGGCTGCAATAAATGGAGTAGGTTCTGTCGATTGTTGTTGGTTTACAGAGTTGGGCGTTAATTACCCATGTGTTTTTGCATCGGAAGACGACTTAATAACCGGGGCAGAACAGTACTTTTTTTATATAGACGAAGATAATTTAGATGTAACAGTCCCTGGGAATTGGATCAATGACAGTGCAAATATCCCTGCATTAGATGCTGGTGCATTAGCAGATGACCACGTCTGCATGGCAGTGCATGTGCCAACGGGCAAAACATTCATCGTATACAAAGATAGTCTTAACAACATAAAGTTTGTTACCAGAACTTCTAGCGGTGTGTGGGAAGGGACTTACGAACCATGGAATGCGTCGTCGTTAAAGACGCGCCCTACGCTCGCTATAAAAGACATAGATGGCGCTTCAGGGCAGGAACTTATTATATTTGTTACCAGAGGTGCTAATGGTCAGCAGGTAACGTATAGAACCACACCACTCGATGTAATTAATTTTTCAGCGTCGACAGTTATCATTGAAGACACGAGCAACACCAACCGTAATTTTAATGATACTCGGGTAATTCAGGGGGACTTAACGTATACAGCTGAGTCTGGCGTACTCGTAATTGCAGATCATGTGCTTAATGCTGAGCAGTGGTACGGCTCGATAGCCATTACTGCTCCACAGATTATTGATGTACCTGCTGCATCGCAGAGCATTACTAGTTATTCGCCTGCTGTTGCAGCATCAGAAAATCAGTTAATTGATGTCCCTCGTACTGATCTGAATTTAATCAGTCTCGCGCCGGTCATTGATGTTACTGCGCATGTGCGCAGCAATGTTCCGGCAGCGTCGTTGTTCTTGACTGGAGAACAGCCGGTCATCGATGTGAGTGCTGATGAGATAGTTGATGTGCCGTTAGCTGCGCTTAACATTAATGCTAGTGCACCAGACGTAAATGCATCTGGTAATCAGTTGATTGATATTCCGGCGGCCGCGCTTGGGCTTGTCGGTTATCTGCCTGTTGCTGTGGCATCAGAACATCAGTCGGTCAATATACCGTTAGCTGTGTTGGAGTTGAGCGGTTTCGCGCCGAATATTAATGCTGATTCGAGCATTAATGTTGCGGTGCCCGTCGCGGCGCTTTCTGTTGTCGGGTTATCGCCTGCAGTAAATGCAGGCGGTAATCAAACGGTCAATGTACCGTTGACCGCGCTTAGCCTTGTCGCTAATGCGCCAGTTGTGAATGCAGCTGATGATCAGGTGGTTGATGTTCCTGCGGCAACGTTAACGGTCACCGGTTATCTACCGCTGATTGCTACTGGTGCGAATATTACAGTTGATCCTGGTAGTGGTGCGTTGACGTTAACAGGGCAGGCCCCTGCGGTTGAAACTACTGGGCTGGTTACAATAGAGGTGCCTGTTGCGGCACTTGGTGTCACGGGATATGTGCCGATTATTGATAGCGGTTTAGTGTTGGTGACGCCAGACGGCCGGGTATTTGTGATTGCGGCTGATGATCGAGTTTTTGAAATCCAGTTAGATGATGGTGCTTGTACGATCCAATGAATCAATCAGAATTAAAAGAAGCAAAAGAGCATTTAACACGCGTAATTGCACCGACATTAACGCCTAACATTCGTGGTTTATTTCAAGTTCGGCTGCTGGGTCTGCATCGATATCACGCTGAAATAGTCATCAATATTGTTAATCAACAACGCAAGGTTTTGAAGGCATTTGGTAGGCAGATTATAAAGGTTGGTGACGCGGTAGTCGTCGACCAGTTTTCATCTCACGTAACGTTGGCGCCCAATACACCATCTGTTGAGGCCTATTTTCAGGCCTGGCTGATCGGCGTTAATGCTGAAAATACTGAAGCAGAAATATCATTGCGTCTTGTAGACGGCGATCGAAAAGAGTTAATAAATTTTGGTTCAACGGTGCGTGAGCCGGGGAAAGCCATCACGTTGATGGGCGTGGATATTACAGCAACTATTATACCTAAGGGCTGACCAATGAAAAAAATCAAAGAGATTGCAAAAAGACGGCTTAAAGAAATTGAGCTTGCAACAGTGCGCATTAAGGCGAAGATAGAAAGCATGCCGGATGATCCGCGTAAAGAGGCGTGGGAAAAGCGTCTTGCTGAATATGAAATCAGCAAGGCCTCGCTTGCGATTGAATTAAAATCTGGTGTGGCAGTTAAAGTCAAAGACAAAAAACAGCAGCAGTTAATTGCTGCAATGAGGGGTGGCGATCAGGTGCCATCACCAACAGGTGGTGTGACAGTGCCGGTACCGGCCGGTGATTTAAGTATGGAGGGTAAGTAAATGGCTGCTAATGCCTGGGCGTTCTATGACCATTTCCCGGAAATAAAGGGTGACGGCACCATTGATATGGATGCCGATACTTTTAATGCGGGTCTGTATCTCTCCACGTCAAATGCTGCGGATCTAACGTTGACTACTCGTGCGTCACTAACTAACGAGCACGCGGCTGCAAACGGTTACACGCAGCCAGGCAGTGCGCTGGCGTCTGTCACCTGGTCTCGTATCAATAACATTACAACGTTTGATAGTGCTGATGAAGTGTTTTCAGCGGCGGGTGGTTCAATCGTCGCGAGGTTCTGTGTGATTGATGATGACACTGTCAGTGCTCCGCTGATTGATCCTCTGTGTTGTTACGCGCTAATGGACAATACACCCGCAGATGTAACGGTGACTGATACAAATGCACTGACAATTGCAATGAATGTTAATGGCATTGCTACATTCTCAACCTGATGCCCGTTTATGATCTCAGCAAGACAGCGCCGGTTATCGCCGTTGACAAAAGTCGGCGGGATTTCTGGGAATGGGATTTCTCCCGTTGGGCAGATGCTGGTGACACAGTTGAGTCACTGGTTATTACAGCGCCAACTGGTATCACGCTGATTTCACAAGCGCCTGTGAAGGCGGGCATGGCAGTGCAAGCGTGGTTCTCTTTTGAGGGTGCGACTGAGGGCCAGGAATATAAAGTAGAAGCGCATGTGGTAATGACTCCCAGTGGACGGGAAAATGATTTCCCGATTAATTTTTATGTGTTTGAGCGTTAGTGGCGGGATAATAGAGGTATTGTTTTATGCCTACTCAAGCTGAAATAGCAGTTCATTTGTTTATGGACGTTCGCAGCGTGTACGAAGCGTTGCCAAAGATTGCGGCGCAAATTAATCAAAACCCGACTGATCAGAAATGGTGGCAGAATGTCAGCATGGATGATATTCGTCGTGGTTTTATTTTGCATCAGCGTGAGATGGCTGCAGGGCGAGGTGGTGATCAAGCCACCTCGCTAGCAAAGGCCCGAACGCGCGAATCCGAAGTTAACACTATGCACAAAGAGCTTCAGCTCGTTAAAGATGCTGGTGTTGTTGTTGAATCTGAAATTTATGAGCGTGAATTAGAGCAGGCAATTAATGCCGCACGTCAACAGTTACTGAGTATTTCGGAGGGGCTGAAAACAGAAATTGACGCTCGATATGGGATAGATCTTGATGCATCCATTATTGACGAATCCATCTACTCTGCTCTGTCCGAGCTGGCTGGATACGACCCTGAACGCGAAGCGGTTGATAGCGAGGGCGTGGAAACGCTGGATGCCACCGCCGAAAATGACAACCAGGCAGTGGGCTAACGGTTATAGGTTTTTGTCGGTTAAGGCTAGCGCTCGATCAGGTAAATATAAGTCCAGTGTTACACCGTACATAGATGGCATTCTGGATGCCGTGGATGATCCTCTTATTCATGAAATAGTTGGCATGAAGTCGGCGCAAATTGCGTGGACTGAATTGGTAAATAATGTTATTGGCAAGCGTGCTGATATTGATCCTCTCAAGATCATTGTCATGTTCCCTACGCTTAAGGCGTCGAAGAAATATAGTATTAAAAAGTTTCGCCCGATGGTCGAGGCGACGCCTCGATTAAGATCAAAGATTGATCTGAGTGGTTCGAGAAAGAGTGGTAATACATGGGATTTCTGGAATTTCCCGGGTGGCTCTGTTGAGTTTGTTACCTCACGTGCTATTTCGGATTTAAAGTCCGATGCTATTCCTCTGATCATCGTCGAAGAGCCTGCAGATGCGGCAACGGATGTTAACGACCAGGGTGACTCAATTGCGCTTATTCGTGAGCGCGCAAAGACCTATAACAAGTGGAAGATGATCATTGGTGGTACCCCATCTGTTAAGGGTGCATGTCCGGTTGAGGCGCATTATGAGCGCGGCGATAAGCGCAAATTTTATGTTAAATGTCGTCATTGTGATGAGCGCCATGTACTCGGATTTGAAAATTTAATCTGGGAAGAAGGTAAGGCGGAGGATGCTTACTACCATGCTCCCTGCTGTGATACCGCGTGGAATGACAATGATAAGAACTGGGCTGTTAAGCATGGCGAGTGGCGTGCCACGGCTCCTTTTAAGGGCGTGGCTAGTTTTTGGATAAATGAACTTTATAGTCCGTTTCCCGGTTCAAAATTGGCGCTTTTGGCGCAGAAGTGGGAAGACGCTAAAGAAGAGGCCGCACAGGGAAAGGTTGAAAAGTTGGTGGTGTTCACCAACTCCTCGATGGGAATCCCGTACCAGCATGCAGACCTTGATCTCGATATGGAGGAGATGGCCAGGCGTGCAATTGGTTATCAAGAATTCCACGTTCCGGCTGGTGTGTTGCGTTTAACTGCTGGCGTTGATGTCCAGAAAGACCGTTTGGCTGTCACTATCTGGGGTTTTGGACGGGGCATGGAGCGCTGGTTGATCTATTGGGGTGAGCTACCCGCTAAGGAAAAAACGGCAGATAAGAAAGACCCGGTGTGGGATGCGCTCGATAGTTTGTTGTGGGATGCCAGCAAGTTTAAGCATGAGCTTGGTTATCCCATGCATGTTGCCGCTGCTGGGCTGGATTGTTCGGACGGTAATTTTTCTGAAATCGGTTACTGGTATGTGCGAGATCGCAAAAGAAAACGCCACAACATATTGGCGATCAAAGGAAGTAGTCACGACTACGGTACCAAAGAGATCTTTACTAAGCCTGCACCGTTAGACCGGCGCGGTAAGAACAGTAGTAAAGCTGCAAAAATGGGCGTCCATGTTCACATTGTTGGCACGTACAAAGCTAAAGATTATCTCATTGGAGAGCACGGCTGTTTTCATTTGCCGGGTGAAGGAGCAGGGCGTGTTCATTGGTATGAAAATGTTCGCACGGATTTTTTAGAACAGATATTTTCTGAAATCAAAGTGCCATCCCGCAGATCTGGCGGGAGAATGGAATATAAGGTTAAGTCCGGCGTTCGTAATGAAGGGCTCGATTGTACTGTGATGTCTGAGCATTCAGCCCGTGAGCTTAGATTGCATACATGGGACGATTCGCGGTGGGATGATCTTGAGAATCAATTGAAACAGGTGGATTTATTTTCGGCTACTTCAGTTGCTGTTGGCGAAAATCCAGCGGCGAATAAATCAGCATTGGCCGATTTGGGTCAGCATTTTAATGGGTAGATCATGGCAACAGATTATGCAGCACAATTGGTACAAGCTAAAGCCGCATTGCATGCGTTGGTTATGGGTGATGCAATTGTTAGCGTTACGGTGAATGGTCGTACGAATCAGTACACACCAGCCACGGAGGAGAAACTACGTCGTTATATCGCAGAGCTTGAGTCGGAAGTTGGCGATGTATCTAGAGGTTATCGCGGACCTGTTAGGCATTACAGCTAGTCATGAGTGCTAATCAGGATCAATCGCTAATCGTGGATATGAATGGGAATAATTTCCCGGCGTCGTCTATGAGTGGTTATACCGGCGGGCAGTCGAATCATGACATGCTGAGTTGGAATCCGCCTGTACGTTCGCCAGATGCGGAACTGTTGCCGGACATGAATGGCATGGTGGGTCGTGCGCACGATATGCAGCGCAATATGCCGCTTGCGTCTGGTGCTGCGCAAATTCATGTTGATAATATTATTGGTTCGGGTCTTCGTCTGTCGGCAAAACCTAACTATAAAGCACTTGGGTTGGATGCTGATTGGGCGGCTGATTGGTCGCGTCTCACAGAAGCAAAGTTTCGTGCATGGGCTGATGATCCTGAATGTTATATCGATGCAGGACGACGTTTGACTTTTGGTGCAATGCAGGTGCTCGCGCAACAACAGTTTTTAGGACCTGGTGAAATGCTTGGTGTCGCCGAATGGTTGCCGGATCGTGGTTGTCAGTATGCCACTGCTATACAAATGATTGATCCTGCGCGCCTTAGTAATCCAAATGGTCAAATGGATACGGCTACTCTTCGTGGTGGTGTTGAGATGGATAAATACAGTGCTGCACATACTTATCATTTTCGTAGTGCACTGCAGAGTGATATGCGTTTTGCAGGCAGTGAAACTTATCGTTGGGAGCCTGTAAAGCGTGAAACGACCTGGGGTCGTCAGCAGGTTATCCATCTATATGAGCAGAAACGACCTGGTCAATCACGTGGCATCACAGGGCTCGCGACTGTTATTTCTAACAGTTTCAAGTTGAACCAGCTGCAGAATGTCACCATGGATGCAGCGGTACTGAACGCAATGTATGCGGCAGTGCTTAAAACAGATATGAACTATGCGCAAGCCGCCGAAACACTTGGGGCTGAGGATGTCGCGCCTTATCTTACTGGTGTAATGAGTGCGGGACAGTCTTTTTATGGCGACCGTGGTGTGCGCGTTAATGGTAAGCAGGTTACGCGCTTAATGCCTGGTGATGAGCTTGATTTTAATTCAGTCAACCAGCCGGGCCCCAACTTTGCCCAGTTTGAAAAATCATTTCTCAGGAATCTTGCCGCGGGTTGGAATCTCACTTACGAGCAGCTCGCAAGGGATTATACGCAAACTAATTACAGTGGTGCACGTGCTGGGTTAATGGAAGCGTGGAAGTTCTTTACTGCTAATCGTGATCTTTATGGGGCACGGTTTGCGGCAATGGTTTATTCCCTCTGGTTAGAAGAGGCAATCGATAAGGGTGATATTGAACTGCCGTCCAGCGCACCAGATTTCTACGAAGCAAAATCTGCTTATTGTCGTTCTAAATGGATTGGTCCGGGTAAAGGTGAGATTGATCCTTTAAAAGAAACCAAAGCGAAACGCGAGAAGATGGAGGCATTTACGCTCACGTATGAAGATGCGTGTGCTGAGGATGGTAAAGACTGGGAAGACAATCTGGAGCAGATTGCTAGAGAGAGAAGGCGCATGGCCGACCTTAGTTTGACGATGGCCGATATCGTCCCCGCCCAGGGTGATGACGCTTTTCCGAGTGATGAAGAAAATGAAGCGGGCGAAGCGGATGGTGTTGCGGGGGGGGGGGCTTGATAGTTTCAAACGTGATGTGGATGCTTATGGTGTCGGTGTGCGAGCGGGTGCGCTAACGCCTCAGCCTGAGGATGAAAGGCACTTTAGGGAAAAGGCTGATTTCCCTGTGATGTCGGAAAAAGTAGAGGATGCATGGGCTAATGACGGTGGTGTGCGTAGGCCAGTTACATTGCAATCTGGTGTTGCATTTGACGCTACGCAGGATCAGATAAAGGATGAGTCTGAAGAATCGTCGTCTGAGAAATAAAAACCCAAAGACAAGGCGTGTAGGCGCCAAAACGTAGGTCAGGGACTACAGTCGTGTGTCCTTTTTTTTATTTGGAGCAAAGTATGTACGACAGAATCGCAGCACAAGTATTTAACACTCCGCTGTTGGTAGAGGCTGCACGGTTGGATGTGGTTGCTGCTGTGGTTGCCTTGCGTATGGGTATTCAGGGGGTCACTGCGCCTGAGTGGGATGAAAAAGCACCTGAAATGACGGTGCCAGAAGATGCGGAGTTTAATGCTGATGGTGGCTACTACGTCACGACAGACGGCATTGGCATCATCGGCATGATGGGCACGATGATCCACCGTGGCGGCTTTATGAGTTCACTCAGTGGTCTCACCAGTTACACGGCTATAAAAAAACAGTTTAAACATTCCATGGTTAACCCGGCGGTAAAAGGTGTTTTGCTAGATGCCAATACGCCTGGTGGTTCGGCTGCGGGTGCATTTGATACTGGCGACTTTATCTACCAGTCGCGTGGTACTAAGCCTGTCTACTCAATCGCTGAAGACATGATGACCTCAGCCGGGTACCTGTTGGGTTCGCCGGTAGACCGTGTCTATACCACGCAAACAGGACGCGTAGGCTCCATTGGTGTTGTGATGCAGCATATGGACTTTTCAAAAATGAATGAGAAGCGTGGTCTTGCCCCAACATATATTTATGCTGGTGACCAGAAGATAGACGGTGCGCCTGATCTGCCATTGAGCCCTGAGGCGCATGCACGTTTTCAGGAGGATATTAATCAGCTCTATAACATGTTTGTAGCGGCAATTGATCGCAATCGTTCTAATCTTTCAACAGATGTTATTCGAGATACACAGGCCGGTGTCTATATGGGACAGCAAGCAGTCGATATTGGTCTGGTGGATGAAGTCGCCAACATCGAAGAAGTTTTGGATCAGATGAGATCCGATATCAAGGGTGCGGGTTCGCGCCATATTTCAACTATTGGTATGGAGGATACAACAATGCCAGCAGAAGCAAATCAGGGAGAGCAGGATAAACAGCTCAGTACTGATACTAAAACTGGGTCATCAATCAGCGAGCCCGATGCAAAAGCAACGCAAGCCAAAAAGGCCGAAACTGCAACCGCAAATGGTGCATCGGCAGAGCGTGCCCGGATCAAAACAATTATGTCCAGCGATCATGCTACGGGGCGTAAAGAGCAGGCTGAGCATCTGGCGTATAGTACGGAGATGTCAGCGGAAGCCGCCATCGATGTGCTAAAGGCAGGCGCGTCATCTGTGAAGCCGGCTGGTAAAAAGCTGGATGATGCGATGGCGAAAACTAAACAGCCTGGGATTGGTGCGGAGGGCGGTCAGGCGGAAGTAAATGACGTTGATCGCCTGTGCTCAAACTTTGCAATGGCTTCGGGTCAAAAAAAGGGGATTAAATAATGAATGCAATTGCTGGTTCTTCAACCGTCTCGTCTACGCCTGACAATCTAATTGCTGGTAGTGATGGAATTGTCACGGATAGCGCCACCCTGTTGTCTGGGCAAAATTTAGTACGCACTAACGTGGTAGGTCGCGTGACTACGTCGCGAAAACTTATCGAGTGCGATCCTGGTGCTGCTGATGGTAGTGAGGTGCCGGTTGGTATTCTGGTGCATGACTGTGATGCTTCAGCAGCAGATGCAATCTGTCAATTCTACAAGGGTGGCAAGTTTCGTATGTCAGAAATTTCGTGGCATGCAGGCTTCACAACAGATGGTCAGAAGAAGGCCGCTTTTGATCGAACCCCACTTACAATTGTTTAAGGAGCGGATAAATGTCTTTTGATACCTCAACCCTATTGGGCGTTCGTCAGAATCAGGATTATTTCGTACCATTTTTGGTGCAGTTATTTTTTCCCAATGTTGTCAATTCAACTAGTGAGTATGTCGATTTTGATGAGCTCGAAATTGATGAAACACTGGCGCCGTTGGTTTCGCCGTATGTGGCCGGTAATGTCTCAGCTGAGCTGGGTAAAGTGCTTCGCCGCATTAAGCCTGCGTATGTAAAGCCTAAGGATATTATTCGGCCTGATCACGTTATTAAGCGCAGAGCTGGTGAGCAGTTGGGTGGCGTCCTTAGCCCGGGACAGCGTTATGATGCGACTGTTGTGGATTTGCTTAATAAGCAAGAAAGGCAAATTTCGCGCCGTGAGGAGTGGATGGCTGCAGAGGCGTTGATTAACGCTCAAATTACGTTGGAGGGGGAAAATTACCCTGCTGTTGTTGTCGATTATGGGCGTAATGCTGCGAATACAATCACGCTAGTTGGTACGGATGTGTGGTCTGATACGGTGAATGCAACGCCGCTCGATGACCTTGAGGATTGGAACGCAATTTCAGATGCACCAATTACCGACTATGTAATGAACTCGGTAACCTGGAAGAAGTTTAAGAAGCACCAGGAAGTTAAGGATATGCTCGATAAGACCAAAGGGCTTTCTGATCGTAGTCAGCTTGAGTTGGGGCCTGATAATGAAAAGTGGGCATCATTTAAAGGTTATATCGGTACGTACGCAATCTGGGTTTACGACGGATGGTATAAAAATGCTGCAGGTGTCAAGGTTAAGTTTGTGCCAGACAACCTGGTGATTGGCGGTTCAAATGCTATCGATGGCGTTTTGGCTTACGGTGCTATTTTGGATAAAAAGGCAGGATTCCAGTCGTTGTCGCGTTTTCCGAAAATGTGGGAAAAAGAAGATCCTGCTGTTGAATATGTAATGACTCAGTCAGCACCAATGGCGATCCCGGTTGGTAAAAACAGCATTGTTGTTGCGACCGTAGACTAATCTGTCGTTGGTAATGTGGCGGTGTTGAGTCATCGCCTTAACTATATAAGGTGATTAATTATGTCAGAAAAACTTTATTTAACTGGCTCTATTTCGGTTGGGCGGGGTAAGAAAGGAAAGGAAAAGATTGGTGCAGGTACGAAAGTCACCAGCATTGATTGGCCAGATAAAAAGTATGGTATCGGTGATAAAGATCTTGAGCGTATGTTGCGCAGTGGGTCGGCATCATTTGATTCTAGTGGAGATTTTCAAGCTATTCCCGCTCAAAAAATCAATATTACTGTTGATCAAAAACGGCTGGCCGCATTCAGCAAAGCAATCGCTTTGCTAGAGTCGAGTAATGAAGGGCATTGGAATCAAGGCGGTGCGCCAGAAGTCTCCGCGCTAAAAGAACAGGGTTTTGAGACTACCGTAGAAGAGCGTGATGCCGTATGGGGAATCCTTGAGCCACTGCTAGGTTAGTTCTAAACCGCAGGCTTTTAACTTTATAGTAGCCTGCACAACCCAACCCAAAACCAAGGAGAAATAAACAATGAGAATTCGCATATTATCCCTCGCCCTGGCGCTTCTGGGTCCAGCTTTTATGTTGCCCAGCTACTCAGTAGCTGGCGATGTTTTAGCTGTACCAGAAGTGTTCCAGGCATCAAGTGATGTGCTCTATACCATTGATCAGCCCGCGCAGTGTGCAAGCTGCCATAGCCAGAGTATGAGCGCGCAGGCGGTCGCGAAGTATTTGGGCGTCACTAGTCCGGTAGTCGTTAAGTTTGTGGGTATTAGAGAGCGTCATAAGCAGTCTTGTGTTAACTGCCACAAAAAAACAACAGGTGCTCAGGCGGTCGCCTCGCATCGAATGTCACGCTTAATCTAGTAAAACAAAAACGATAAATCAAAAGGCCGGGTAATTGCCCGGCCTTTTTAATTGAAGGGAAAGGTAATGCCAAAGCGTGGTGATGATTTAGACGCTATTACTGCAGCGGTAGGTCTTGAGCACCTGGCGAATGCAACGGTCACTATCACCCCAAAACCCTATATTGCAGTACACCCAGATATAAATAAATCCGTACCGGTGGACGTAATCGCCGAACAGCGTTACCCGGAGGGTACAAAGATCGAGGCTTTTGTCTGGACGATATTGGCTGAGAAGAAGGTTTTTGATGATGCTGGTATCGGTGTGGGTGCCATGGTGCGCATGCCGGATGGTAAGGATAAGGCTATTGTGGAGCGTGAGCCGGTGGAATCTGATGATGTTGTGACGATGTGGGTATTGCAATGATATGGGTGCTCTTTCCCTTAGGGTTGATTTTAATACTGCAGATGTTCGTCGTTTTGTAAGTGGTATAGAAGAGCATTTGAGAAAAGACGCTATTGTACCGGCGCTTAATAAAACAGCAGCAAAAGTGAAGACCGAGGTTGTTAGAAAAATAGCGAAAGAAACAAAGACTCAGCAAAAGCAATTCAGAAAAAAAATCAAGATTATTAAGGCACGTAAGGGCAGCGCAAAAAGTCGCGCCAAAAACTTTGCAGTCGTTGATGCTAATGATGCTAAGTCAATCAATCTCATCGAATATGTCCGGCCCTCTCAGCGCAAGGTGGGGTTTTTCAATGAAATTAAAAAAAGAAAAAAAGGTAAAAAAAGTGGGCGGGTCTATCGTGCCAAGGGCGTTATAGCTACTATCGGTAAAAGTCGCAGAACGTATGCAGGTTCGTTTATCGGCAGTTCAAAAGGCGGTGGTTTAAGGGTTTTTCGCCGGGTTGGCAGGCGAAGAGATAAGATCACGCAGGTGCCGGGGCCATCACCAGCAAATTATTTTAAACGGCCAGAGACACATCAGTTTATGCGCCGCATTGCTAATGAGCATTTCCCGATTGAATTGAATCGCGCTGCGAAAATGGTGATTGCCAGGCAGGCGCGTAAGAACAGTAGGTAAGGGACTTCGTGCATGATAGATCACAAAGAAAAGCAGGTCGTTGATGCATTTGTTTCCACGATCACCGGTCTTAACACGGCAGGCGTTAATGTTGAGCTTGAGCGCCAGTTTGACTGGCCGCCAGAGACTGTGTGCGCCATTGAAGTGGAGCAGGGGCCTGATGATCCGGTGGATGATGGTGATCAGTCCTGGGGCCTGGTGACCAGTTGGGCTACGCTATTTGTAACGCTAATTCATAAGGGAAAAAAGGGCGATGCAGCGAATGCGCTTGCTGCTATGCGCGCTGAAATTAACGTGGCGTTGTTGGCGTATCATGCCGCGCAAGAAAATCCGCTGGGCCTCGATTTTGTCTCTGATGTCAGAGAGGTAAGCGCTGGTCCCGTCGGCACTGATGAATTTAACGAAACAGAGTCAATGCGTATTATTCAGTGGCGTGTTCGGTACACACGGTCATTATTAGATCCAACTCAGTAGAGGAATTAATTATGGTGGCAAGTACAAAGCCGTTGCAGTTGCAACCGGCAGGGGTTCGCTTTGTCGGTAAAGGCAGCTCTGAAGCAGAGGCAGCGTATGAGGTTGCTGAGGCAGAGAAATTGAAGGCCGCGATCTCGAAGATTAAATCATTAAAAGAGCCTTCTGCGCAGGCTGTTGAGTCGGTAAAAAAAGAGGAGGTGGCCAGTGCTAACAAGAAAAAGAACGATTAGATGTGCGATCGAGGCGGTAACGAATGTCGCTGAAACGCTTACATCTGCTGATGCAATTACCGCCGAGAATATAAGCGTTTCTCTAGCGAACGAAAAACGTGTTGAACCGCCTGCAGTTGGTGCAGACATGGCAGCGGCAAAATCGCTGTTTGTTAGTGCGCTAGTAGAAGTGACGTTTGATCTGCGCGTGAAGGGAGCAGCTGCGGCATATAGTGCAACTGTATTACCAGAGATGAACGTGCCACTGCAAATTTCTGGCGTCGGCATCACGATTGATACAACGCCGGGTGCTGAGTCTGCAACCTACAGGCCTTCTAGCGTTACCAGCACTCATAAAACAGCTACGTTTGAGGTTTATAACGATGGCTTGCTCTATGTGCTTACAGGATGTGTGGCGGGCTGGTCTAGTGATATTAGTAATGGTGCGCAGGGCATGGTGTCGTTTACTGTTACAGGGCATTGTGTCGGTGTTGTTGATGCGGCCATTCCTACAGATGCGCCGTCAACAATCGAGGCGCCAAAAGTGATCGGCCTTGGTTTTGATATTGGTGGTTATGGTGCGGTGATCAGTAGTCTCAAAGTTGATCCTGGTCTATCGCCGGTATGGCCAGATGATGTTAATGCAGTTGATGGGTTTGGCAATGCGGTAATCATTGACCGTAAATTTAAAGGCACCATCGATCCGCTGGCGGTGCTGGTTGCTACGCATAATTTCGAGGCCAGATTTCGCGCAGGCACAGAGATGGTGATCACTACGGGTGATGTGGGTTCTGTGTTGTATAACAAGTATAACTTGACATTCGGGCGGGCCTATTATGACTCGATTGGTGGTGGTGACCGCGATGGCATTGCATCTAACGAAATGGGATTTAGTGCGCTGCCTGTATTAGGTGATGACGAATGGGTATGGGTATTTAACTAATGGATAATAACAACGATTCAGAAAATTTTGAGCCATTTTGGTTTACGCCAAATCGTTATCGAACGCCCAAAGAAGAGGTTGAAGAGGGTGCGCCGGAATACAAAGACGGTGCGCCACGTTACAAACTCAAACCGTTAAATGGAATTGAAGTGGCTGATTATGTTGGCCGCATTAATGTTAACGAGCACGGTGTTTATGTATTTCATCCCGGTGTCGTGGCAAGCCTGGTGTTCTCTTTTTGTTCAGGCTGGGAAGGCGTTGAATTTGAAGGTGAGGCGGTTGCTTATGACCTCAAAGAAATCGGTAAAGTGCAGGGGCTGGATCTGCACGCCTGTGCCGGCGCCATTATCGACCGCTCATATTTGAGTGAGGACGACCTAAAAAACTAATCACTGCAATCGAAGTTAGGTCCAATGCCAAAGACTTTGATTGCAGTACCTGCAGAGAGAAATATTGTGATGTAGATAAGCGTTACCCAGATTCACTGGGGCGCGCGCCTTATCCGTTATGGGAGATCGATCATCCGGCATTGGATGGTCAGATCCTAAAGTTTTCTACTTGTCCATTACCCTCTATTACTAGCAAAACAACACTGTTATTGATGTTGCACGACAACTATAAACGCGGGGTTTTTTATAGCCCGGGCGATTCGTATTTTAAGCAGCCTAATTTTTACCTTGCTTCAATGAAATTTCTGGAGAGAAACCGTGAGTGTTCCTAAGGCGAGATTTGATATTGTTGCTGGGGATAAATCCAAAGCTGCGTTCAAGTCGTTCAACTCCAGTGTAAAAACATCTGGTACGAACGTTAAGCGCCTTACTGCGGGTGTGTTGGGTTTGGTGGGTGTAACTGGCATCGGCGCATTAATTAAAATGAATGCCGATGCGGCGGACTCGAATGCAAAATTATCGGATAAATTGGGTGTTTCAACTGAAAGATTGGCGGGGTTGCGTTTTGGTATCGGGCAAATTGTTGGTGATGCTGGTGGCTTTGAAGAGGCGTTAACAAAGGCATCTAAGAGGCTAGGTGAGTTCAACGCGACTGGTGGTGGTGCTGCTGCTGTTTGGTTAAAAGAGTTAAGCCTTGATACGCGTGAACTTGCGAAATTAAAACCTGATGAGCTGTTTTTAAAATATGCAGAGTCGGTGCGTGGTCTGAGTGACCGCGGCCAGCAGATGGCGGCTATGTCTGCGCTAATGGGTGATGAGTCTCGCAAATTTCTCGGCGTGATCGATGCTGGACCAGATGCACTGGAAGCCTACGCTAAAGAAGCTGAGGCGTTAGGCATTGCACTCAATAGAGTTGACAGTGCAAAGATTGAAGCTGCCAACGACGCAATCACCAGGTCATCTTTAGTCTTTTCTGGCATTGGTACGCGTATGGCGGTGGAGTTGGCGCCATTTTTTGAAACAGCAGCTAATAATTTTGCTGATCTTGCAGTCGAAAATAATGGATTTAGAGATGAAATTATTAATGGTATCGAAACCATAACATCGAGTGTTGCTTATCTTGGTGATTCATGGCTCAGCTGGAAGCTAATCTGGAAAACTTTAGAAGTTGGTTGGTTTGATTTTCAATCGGGTACGATTGATGGTCTTGCTGCGATAGATCGTGGAATTTCTAGCGTAGCTAATGCGCTGCCGGGGTTGAATGTTACGCCTAATGATGATCTTCAAAAGTGGGCAAAAGCCGGGCGTATTGAACTTGGTGCGGCACGGGCAGAGTTGTCTGCGATGGAAAATCAGCCGATGTCGGTAGATCGGGTAAAGAATTTTTTCGACACTGTGCGTGCTTCGTCTCAAGCAGCAGCTGAAGAGGTTGTGGCTAGTCGTAAAAAATTAAGAGATGATCTTTCTGGCGCTAATGGTGACGACGTCGGTGGTGATAGTACAACAACTGTCGCACAAGAAAAGGCGCTAGCATCGCACCGGTTGTTTCTGCTCGGTCGGATTGAGGCAACAGAGCAATCAGGTAAATCTGAAAACCAACGTTTTTTTGAAGCGCTCGAAAATCGAGAATTAATGCTTCAGGAAGCGCAGGCCCGAGGCGTTGGTTCGGCTGTTAGAAATTCTGAGCTGTTAGTTGATATTGAGCAGCAGCGCGAAGACAAGGTGCGGTCGATAACTCAGGCAGCAATAAAAGAAAACGAAAAAGCAGAAAAGTCGCGAGCTAAAGCGCGTATCGGTATTGCAACCGGCATGCTTGGTAATTTGAGTTCGTTGATGAGTAGCGACTCAAAAAAGCAATTTGAGTTAGGGAAGAAAGCAGCTCTGGCTGGCGCGTTAATTTCGGGTGCTGCAGCAGTAGTTTCCAGTTATGCGGCGGGTGCCAAAATTGGTGGCCCATGGCTCGGGGCGGCTTATGCGGTAACCGCAGGCGTTGCGACCAAAATGCATGTCGATTCGATCCGAAACCAGGAATTTAATGGCGGTGGTGCTATTAGTGGTGGCGGTGGTGGCGCAGGCGGTGGTGCTCAGCCGGTGTTTCAGGCTAATCCCAATTCAGGATTGCCAGTTCAGGGCGTAGAACAAACGGGATCAGTTACTAATGTATATCTACCAGATCTCCCTGACACTGGTTATGTGCCCGTTGAAGTTCTTGATGTGATTTTTGATGAGCTGGCTAATCGCGTTAAGAATGGCGATGCGGTGTTTATCCGTCGTGGGTCACGGCAAGCCCAGGAAATATTATCAGCATAATATGACTACAATCACTTACATCGCAAAGCGTCAATTCGTAACCGATAATTTTCTAATTTCCAGTACAGATATCTCTGCATCTGATGTTGATAATTCGTTCAACAGTTCCGTTGTTGATCTTTCTGGTATTGCGGATGATTTCTGGATTAAAGTTTCAGGCGGTACCAATATTGGCTGGCACCAGGTAGTGACCGCGACCGCTAACAAAATCACCACCAATTCTACGTTAAACACCGAGTCGACGGGCGTTAACATAACGCTGGACGGTTATGAGCACGGCGAAGGTGCGCAGTATCAGTTAGAGACTGCATCGCAACAGGCGATCGATACTGTTACAGCTATTGGACCTCGCCCAAGAAAATCAATCGATGGCACACCAGAAACCATCATTCATCGTGTTGATACTAGCTGGGATATTCTAACCGGCATTATTATGCCGGATCAGGTGGGATACTGGGATGAGTTCATACATTCTGTGCTGGGCGGTGAGTCTTTCACACTTGACCCGTATGGCACTATTGCTGTGCCAGATAAACCGGTAATAGTAGTGTTAGATGTACGCTCATTAAAACTTGAGCGCCTGCAGAATAGCCAGCTTCGCCAGCTCCCATTTAAAGCGCGGCAGCTCTAATGCGTGCGGATTCTGTTGAGCTAGTTGAGGCTAATGCGTCCAGCGAAAAAGACTCGCGTTTTATAATTGTGCAATCGTTGGATAATGCGGATACCGATCTGCTTTATTTGCCGTCTCACGAAGATGTTGCATTGCCGGGTGGTGGCACTGTGTTTGCTGGGTTGATCGAGGGGGTATCTGCGACTAGTCAGAAGCTAAACCCTGATCAGGGTCGCGCTGAGATCGGCTCAATTAATTACAGTATTGTTGATGCCGCCGCGCAACTCACTAATTACCTGAGCGCAAAATATGGCTTTGGCTATAGTATATATGGCAAACGGACGCAGGTTTTTTTTGGTTATAAAAATTTCACGTCTGCACAATATACATTAGTTCAGACACAGCAGGTGAGTAGCAATGAATACCTGGATGGTGTTTATTCAATTGGGTGTCATGATATCCAGCGTGCAATGCGCAAGGATATTTTTGAGCCTAAGAAAACAAAAATAACAATTCCGATATTAGAATCTGACACAGTAGATGGTGCTGGGTCACCGATTCCATTTGTATTATCTGTCTCTTCTACTGCCGAGTTTGAGTTGGTTGAGCATGGCAATAGTTATTCTGATGCACCCGATCAAACAGTTGGTTATCTGCGTTCGAATGATACTTTTATTCGCTACAGCGGAAAAACAGCGAGCACTTTTACTGGCTGTATTGTTGTGTTCGGCACTCGCATGGAGTCATTTGATGCGGGACAAGATATCGAAGAGCTTATATATCTCGAAATGCCAGCGCCGAAACTAGCATATGCAGTTAAAACTAATATCCTGCATAACCAAAATGGCGCGAGAACCCCCGCTCATTGGGGTTTGGGAATTGCGCCTTCACTTGTGCGGCTTTCTGATTTTACTAATCGTGTCGACTGGTGGGACGAAAATAATGATAGTGCAACCGCTTCTCTACGGTTCCTGGGTGAGACGAGAACAGATGGAAAGCAATTTTTAGAAGAGCAAGTCTATCTAGTGATGGGTGCGTATTCGCCGGTTTATGCCGATGGATCGTTGGGTTTTCGTAGTATGGTATCTGTTGTTCCTGGTGCATCTACTATATTAGAGTTAAATAATTCTAATGTGTTTAATTATGGCGCTTTACGGCAGGATTATCAGGCGCTCCGAAATCAAATCCATATCTTCTGGAATTGGGATCCGATTAAAGACGATTTTTCACGAGACAATTTATTAGTTGGTACTAAAAGTATTGACCAGTATGTGTTATCTGATGTCATGCGGATCGAGGCGCGTGGGTTGCACGGATCTATTTATTCTGAAGAATTTTTGAAAGTTCGGTTTAACTCAATTGCCGATCGCTACTTAAATCCACCTGAGCGAATAAATGTTGATGTTAATTTTGGATTAAATGGTACAGAAATCGGTGATGCGTTACAGGTAAATCTCAATAACGTACGTGATTTTGTTAATGGTGACTTACTTGAACTTAATCGCCCGATGGAAGTGCAACAGTCCAGGGTGGACTGGATTAATGGTGGGTTAAATTTAGAGCTCTTTGGTTCGAATAGTCGTGGCGAGATATTATCAATAGCATCTACTGTTGTGTTGCCAGATGCTTACTATACGCAAAACTCGAATGGAGAGATAAATCTAAAAGAATATCTCGATAACAAATATGGTGTCGGTGTTGTTTTTGATGATGTGACAACGCCGGGTGTTGGACGATTTATTGCTGATTGTGAGTTAGTCGGTGCGGAATTAATGGCAGATGCAATCTATTATTACGGTGGGTCACTACGAGTCATTGCTAATGTAATAGTATCGATTACAGATAATGTATGGTTGCGTCGTCGTGGACATATGCAGGTTGACGGTAAGGTTAATGGTGTTGGTCTTGGTCATCCTGGTGACATCGCACACACATCTATCCCGGTGGGTGGTGAAAACGAAATCCATTTAAGTGTTGGCCGGAGTGGCTACTTTGGTAAAACACAGGCTATCGGTGGCATAGAGCGTTATTTAATTTCTAGTGGTGCCAATGGTACAGGTGTTGCAAGTTGGCGCTCTTTTGTTAGAGGAGTTGCGGGTGGTAGTAATGACAGTAGTTATATTCCACCGACTACCGAGTCCAATAGCATATTCGATACGCCAGAAATTACATATGATGGTCAGAATTTATTGGGTGTTCCGCGAGATCTGCGGGGTTCGTCTGGTGGTGCGGGTGGTCCATTTTTAGATCGTTATATTTCAGGTGGGCAAACGCAACTTTTAACGCTTGAGCAGCCTGGCGGCGATGGCGGTAATGGCGGTGCAGCGTTAATAACAGAGGGACGCGGACTTGATTTTGGGCCTGGAGGGTCAATAGATTTAAGTGGCACAGACGGTTCTCCCGGGGTTAAACAAGAATATTCTGGCGGTAGAATTTTATATTCTGGTGGTGGTGCAGGCGGTGAACCTGGGTGTTGGCTTGATATAAAAGATGGCGACTCACCACTGTTTTATTTTGGCAAGTTTGTTGCTAACAGAGGTATTACGCCATCATCTGCGCCGCCGTTACCGAGCGCTGGCATTATTAGCATTGACGGCTATTCATATCCCAGATCTAGTTATTACCCGGGGATTTCTGGCGATCTGGATAGATCGGATGCTGTGCGTCGAGATGTCGCAATTATCGGCGGTGAAATCCCGATAGCAGATCCTGATATCGGGATACTCACCGCTCCAACTGGTGTGTCAATTATTACTGGCACTGGCGCGTTGGATCGTCACGCCGAAGGCACTGTGATTGCTGGTGCAAGGCTGAGCTGGGTATCAAGTACTGATGGCCGCACACTCGGTTATGAGGTTAGGTATAAACTCAGCAGCGAAACCGAATATCGTTATGCGCTTATGATGATTATAGGGCGGGAATCAGTTGGAGCATTTATTAGCGGTTTAATCGGCGGCACGACAATGGATTTTGGTGTACGCGCTGCGGGTGCTAATCGGATTAAATCGGACTGGGTTAATTTGCTGAATGAATTGATTGTTGGCAAAGAAGATCCGCCGCCTGACGTTACTGGATTGCTTGTGCATATGACCGGTAACGGCCTTGTTTCCGCTCGATGGGATCAGGTTGATCTTGATCTGGCGCCGGATTTTTCGCATTATGAATTTCGTTATGGGCCACAAAATAATGCATTAGGTTGGGATGATGCGACGCCAATTAATGTGCGGTTAGATGCAAACAAAGTCATTGCTGAGATACCGCCGGGCCCAAAACGCTTTTTTGTCAAAATGAAAGACACGAGTAAAATAGCATCCGTGCTTGCTGCGCAGTACGATATGACTGTAACCAGCGCTTATGATGTGATTGAGTCAGTGGATCAACAGCCCGATTGGCCAGGCGTTCTGGGTGGCTTTGAAAAGACGCTTGGCGATAGTTTAGCGCCGATGCAATCCAGGCACTCAAATCAGCTAGCGGAAGGTGAATTGCTCGGTGAGAACTGGGTGGCGTATCCTGTGGCTACCTGCACTTATACATCGCCTGTTGTTGATCTCTCATTTGTTGGCCCTGTTCGAATCTGGGGTGATATTGATTCGCACCTGGGGCCTGGTGAATCGGGCATTGCTAATCCTGCGCTGCAGGTGCGGGTGAGTGATAATAATGCGGCATGGACTGTTTGGCAGGGCTGGGAATCCGATATTGTCACGACTCGTTATGTGCAGTACAGGCTGGTGCTTGATACTGCGCAGGGTAGTGCCATTATTGACGCTATGCAGTGCGTAGCAGACGCGCAGGAATGGAAGCAGCAGATTAAGGGTGTGGCGGTGGGGGTGGGTACTACGGCGGTGGTGTTTCCGCTGCAGCACCATACGCCTCCTTTTGTGCGGATTAACCCGGTGGGTGATGCGACTTTGCAGGTCTCTTATGATCCGGGATCAGTGACGGGCCTCGGGCTTGATGTGCTGGCAGACAAGGCCGGTATTGTAGATATCGAAACAGAAGGTGTGTAATGACTGAAACATATAAACAAACGGATTTTGATGATCCAACGCAGACCGGCCCGGCTTATCCTGTTTACCCCCGGCAGGTAGATAAAAATTTTGCAGTCCATAATAGTATTGCCGGTGCGTTTGCAGCTCATGAGGCGGCGGTACCGGATATGACTGCGGTAGTAGATGCTGGATCGGTGTTATCCGGAGTAGTGTTTACTGGGCAATTTCAGCAAGGCACTGAGCTAATTGCTGCACCGTCGATTAATCCGCGAAATGATTTAGTTGTGGTTAATGATGCAACTGGGGTTGTATCAGTAATTACAGGTGTAGAGGCAGTGAGCCCGGCTGATCCGGTGATTTTATCAGGACAAATCCCGGTTGCTAGAATAAGGCTTTTAACATCTACCGTGGTTATTACTAATGCTATTATTGACGATCTTCGGTCGCTGATTCGAAGTGTTTCAGACAAAAAGGGGGCTGATGTTGCTGCTGCTCCTGTTTTGCCGCTTATAAATGATGGCAGATATAATCATGTTAATGGTCCTGGAGTTGTCATTTCGTCGGCTAGTTCTGTGTATGTCGGGGCTATTAAAATATTGTATATTGCGAGCAATATGGAGATGGAGCATCATTATCAGGATCTCGTGCTTCCTGGTCGTGCTAATATTAAATTGCAAACTGGTGACGTTATTGAACTCGTTGAATACTCAGTTGGGAAGTGGTTGTGCACTAATTTCCAGCCTTTTGAGACCGCGCCATTTAGGCTTTTGTCTGCATCTAAAGAAAATACCGAGGCGTATTTTAGCACTTCTTTGGTTAGTGATACCGAGCTTGCCGGGTTTCCGCTGGATGCCTCTGGGCGATATGAAATAGAAGGTTATTTGCCTGTGGCAAGTGGTAATGCTAACCCTGATTTTAAATTTTCATTTTTAAATTTGGGCGGAGGCGATAGTGGTTTTATTTCAGTTACAGCGATAACGGGTACTTCTCAGACCGTTGCTTTGGGTAGGGAGGATACTTTGTTTACAGTTTCTTTAACCCAAAACGTTTATACTGGCATACATATAAAGGGTGTTGTCAATATCGGACCTGTGGGTCGATTCGTTTCATTGCAGGCTGGTACAGTGGCATCGAATACTGTTGTAAGTCTGTGGGCAGGTGCGGTTCTTACGTTTACCAGGCGGGATTGAATTTATGCTTTACTGCTCAACCCACGGTTGCAACCAGGGCAAACTATCAACAATTCGATATTTTCCTGTCCATCTTTGCTTTAATCCAGAGCGCGTCCAGGCGGCGATAACAAACCCACCGCCTTGATCGGTATCAGGTATGAGCCGATCGCACTGCTCAGTAACTAACGTGATGACGTATGGAGTATCTGAACCATCCTCCCATAGCAATTCTAGTGCTTCACGTCCGTCGTTCTCTGCCCACGGGCCACGGGATACGATGACTTCTGTTGCGGGTTTCATCTCGCGCAGCACGGATTTCTGAGTGTCCGGTATTAGAATACGCCCGGCGCCGGCGCTCCATGATAGATAAAAATAGCCTTTTTTAGCGTGCTCGGTATCCCAGTAGTTGGTGCTGATAATGCGTTGGCCACTATTTTCGATTGTTATCATAATTTTTTAGCGCTCCAGATTTAGCAGCATCATTAACGCGTCGGCCGCCTCATCAGCAAAAACATACTGTAAAATGTACTGTCGTATGTAACTAGCAATGCGCTTTGGGCAGGGCACTACCCCGCTTCGCCAGTCCATTAATCGCTGCGTTTTTGTTTTAAGGTCAAATTTATTGTTGATCTCATCGATAATGTCCTGGTGGGAGTCAATATCATCCCGCCGCAGCTGTAGCACAATATAAGCGGCCACCGATTTGTCAGCATATCGCTCGACATTAGAGTCCGCTAGTAGCTGTTGGAGCCGCTGCGCGGTATCTGTGTGGATGTGGTCGTTAATCATGCGCGTGTTTTCGGTTGGGATTGATAAAAAACATCTGCTGATTTTCCAGCAAAACCGATCATTCCGCTAAATCCTTTTCCATCGTTGGCCCACTCATCGGCCCTGCGTCTAATCCAGTACTCCATGTCCTGGATGTCAACGCCGCCAGCATAATGATTTAAAACTTTAACTCCAGTTGCTGCGGCGTTATAAAATTCATCCCAATCATTAGCCTGTATTAATTTAATAAATCGATTCTCGTTTATATCAAATCCAGTGGGCCGTTTATCAACTGAACATTTTCCCCAGGATTTTATAAACCCAGCGTCAGAATTATCTTTTTTTGATTTTGCCATTAAGGCCAGCATTGTTGCTTTTCCCTCGTCCTGGTTTTTGGGCCAGGGGAAGTTTATTTTTTTTAGCCGAAAGAAAGTTTTGGACATCATTATTTCGTTTAAACTTTTGCAGTGACGTAATTCAACTACGTCATGGTGTCCAATATCAAAATCAGAAATTTTTAATATTATTTTCATGCGTTTTCACTCATCATTTCAGCATGTTCTATCAATTTTTTGATACTAGGTCGGGGTTTGACCTCGTTTCCAGTAAACTCATTAGTTTCTGGCATCATGATTCCCTGGTAATCATTGGTGTGCGCAATTATTTCACTGTTGAAAAAGATATCGGAGCCTTTCCCGCAAAAAATACCATTGTTATTTGCATCTGAGTGATTCAAATAATCGAACATTTCCTGTGCTGTTCCGAATGACCTGGAGTTAGTATATGCACGTGATCCATCACCATTGTATCCGTTGACATCGATTTTCGATATTTCATATTCAGACATAATAAATTCCCCTTAATCACCGGTTC